GGCAAGCGCGTACAGCCACCCTTTCAGGCAGTAACGCAGTCGATTTCCAGCCAAGCCCTTACCGAATGAGCGCACAGCTTCTCGCTAAGGTGCGAGGATTGATAGCCCACGCACTAGACCCACGCTCGATGGTGGGATAATGCCAGTTGCTCTCACTACTCTCAGAACGACATTAGCCACAGCTCTAGTCGATAACACAAAATGGCAAACCTTTGCATTTCCGCCTGCCACAGTATTGGCTAACTCAGTCATTGTTAGCCCCGATGATCCTTATCTGACTCCTAGCAATAATGCTCGCAATACAGTAAGCCCATTGGCTAATTTCAAGATTGTTATTACCACGCCTTTATTTGACAATGAAGGCAACCTAAACGGCATAGAAGATTTCGTAGTTGGAGTGTTTAACAAACTCGCTGCATCTTCTTTGACCTATAATGTAGGCACTATAAGTGCGCCTAGTGTTCTCAATGCTGCTTCGGGAGACCTACTCAGTTGCGAGATGTCCGTATCAATCCTAACAAGTTGGAGCTAACATGTCACTAACACCAGAGGATTTGGCCTTCTTGAAGAAGATTGGTCAAGTCAGCGAACCAGCACCAAAGCCAGTATCAACCAAGAAAGATGAGGAATAATCAATGGCAATTTTCTTAAACAATAAGGTCGGATTTAAGATTGCTACAGTCAATCTTTCTGATCATGTTACTGCATTTACTCTTAACCGCGTTCTAGACCAGATTCCTGTAACGGCTATGGGCGATACTGCCAATAAGTTCGTAACTGGATTGGCTTCAGATTCTATTACTGTTTCATTCTTGAACGACACAGCAGCAGGAAGCGTTCTTGCAACACTTCAGGCAGCATTTGGAACTACAGTTGCTTTTCAAGCAATTCAAGATTCTTCATCAGCTGTATCAGCAACGAATGTTCTATACTCAGGTACAATTCTTGTGGATAACCTAACTGACATCAATGGTGCAGTTAGCGATGAAGGAATGATTGATATTACATTTACATGCAATAGCAAGACTTCTTACGCATCTACTGGCACTTGGTCATAATCTAACTAAAAAAAGGGGCAGCTCATGGCAAGACTAAAGATAGTTCGAACAGACGGAAGCGTTATCGAGGGTGAAATTACTCCAGCAGTGGAGTATTCATTCGAGTTATTCGCTAAAAAGGGTTTCCATCGCGCTTTTCGAGAAGAAGAAAAGCAAACGGATGTTTATTGGTTAGCATGGGAAGTCACACGCAGATCAGGTGAAACTGTTAAGCCTTTCGGGATTGAGTTTATCGAAACACTTAAGAGTGTTGAGGTACTTGACTCAGACCCTTTAGCTTAAAGCGCGATTATCCATTCACCTACTTAATAGCTCGCTTGAGCATTAGGTTGGGAATCGCGCCACAGCAGTTGTTAGAGTTAGACCCAATAATGCTACAAGCCTTGTTGAAGGGTCTCAAAGATGAAGCAAAGGAGATTCAGGATGCCAGTAAGCGTAAAGGGCGGTATTGAACTCCGTAAGGCTCTACGCGCCTATACGCCTGATTTGGCTAAGCAGATGCCAAAAGAGATTGCAACAGCCTTAAAACCCGTTGTAAAGGTCGCTAGAGGCTATGTGCCAGATAACGGCTCAATCCTTAGCGGATGGCGCAGTCGAGATAATTACACTGGCAAGTTTCCACTCTTTGATTCACTCTCTGTTAAATCAGGCATCTCATATAAGACCACTCCGTCTAAAGCTAACTCCAGAGGCTTTAGATCATTAGCGCGTTTATTAAATAAGACTGCAGCTGGGGCAATATATGAAACTATGGGGCGTAAGACTCCTAACAGTCGCTTTGTGCAGAATCAAAGAAGCAAGTATGCCTCAGAGTTTAAGGGTCAAGGCAAAGAGCAAGGTGCTGTTCTCTTTCGTGCATACGATGAAGATAGAGGCGCAGCTAGAGATGGTGTCCTAAGAGCTATTGAAAAGGCTAGCAAAGACTTTAAGAAAGCAACCGCATGAGTATTTTAATTGATGTTGCAGCAGAATTCACTGGCAAAAAAGCCTTTAAGCAAGCTGAAACGGCAACCGATAAATTAACTAAATCTGCTAAAAGTTTAGGTAAGACTCTCGGAATTAGCTTGGGAACAGCTGCCATTCTTGGTTATGCCAAAGCCTCAGTTAAAGCAGCAGCCGATGATCAGAAGGCTCAGAAGCAACTAGCACTGGCTCTTAAGAATGTTGGTTTAGAGCGAGATGCAACCAATGCTGAATCTTACATCCAGCGACTCCAAAGCGAGTTCGGTGTAGTTGATGACAAGCTCCGCCCTGCATACCAAAAGTTAGCCATTGCAACTCGCTCAACTACTGAAACTCAGAAACTACTTAACCTTTCATTAGATATTAGTGCTGCAACTGGCAAAGATTTAGAGTCAGTAACTGCAGCTCTAAGCAAGGCTTATCTTGGGTCTAACACTGCACTGTCTAAATTAGGCATTGGCATATCTAAAGCAGACCTTAAGACTAAGTCTTTTGATGATATTACTAACAAGTTAGCAGATACCTTCAAGGGTGCTGCTGCCACATCGGCTGCAACCTTTGCTGGATCAATGGCTAAACTTGGAGTTGCATCACAGAATGTCAAAGAGATTATTGGTACAGGCATTATTGATGCCCTTAAAACTCTCAGCAATGATGATTCAGTATCTAACCTTGCTAAGGATATGGAATCTCTGGCTCTCTACACAGCAGATGTAATTCGTGGCTTTGGCCTTATGGCTACTGCATTGCAAAAGATTCCGGGCATCTCTGGCTTTGATGTTGGCATGATTCCCATTCTTGGTACTTATATTAAGGTCCTACAAGAAGCAGGGGCAAAGGCTCGCAGAATTGCAGAAGTAAGCGGACAAAAGAACCCAATTCAATCTGGCAGTTATCTTGCAACTCAAAGCAAAATAACTGCATTAACCAAAGAACAAGCTGCAGCACAAGCCAAAATCCTAAAAGATAAGAAACTTACCGCTGCCCTTGACAAAGCCAATTTAGCCCTCAATAAAGGCACAGATGTATTTAACCTAGAAGCAATCCAGCAAAACGCAGCCTTAATTAACCAAACCGAGCAATTAGGCAAAGCCACTAATGCTGCTCAGATATTGGCAATTACCAATGATGTGGCTCGCTTAAACACCCTAAGAAGTATTAGAGAATTACAAGAAGCCATCGATTCCAAAGACCCAGCCAGAATTGAAGCTGCAACTGCTAAGTTAAACAAGAACATTGAAATCTTGGGCAACTTACAGAATCAAAAATATAAATTGACCGAGATTGACGATTTGTTAAAAACAATGATGCCTAAAGATTTAATCAATATAGGCAACCTTAATAATGCATTTTACATATTAGACCAGATTTCTAGAATGACACTGCCTACAGTCAGCACTAGCACTGGACAGACTCCTGGGGTTACTTACAACCCAACGCAGAATGCAGACCGCAATTATGATCTAAACAATCCTTTAGCAGTTTATGTAACTAACCTACCTAGCACAGCCAGTGGCACAGTGCAGGGGGCGGGTCTTACTTACAACCCAACTCAAAACCAAGACCGCAATTATTCAACCTTTGTTATCAATATCAACTCAGTTGTGGGAGACCCTAACGCTATTGCTGAGACTCTCGATGCATACCTTCAGGGCGCAGTTGATCGTGGCACTCTAAGGCTTCGCTAATGGCTTGGCTTCCAGAATGGCAAATCACTGTTGGCGATGATGTTTATACAACAGTCACCAGTGTAAGTCTTTCAACTGGTCGCATTGACATTGACCGACAAGCTACTGCTGGCTACTGTAAAGCAGAGATTATCAATACCACGGGCGTGGATTTTACTATTAACATCACTGAGCCTATTAGCCTTGAACTCAAAAACAGCGCTGGCACTTATGTCAGAGTCTTTACGGGTGAAGTCTCAGACTTTACTATTGGAGTGCGAAGCCCAGATGAAGCTGGCTATGTTACCTATGGAAGCATTTTAGGCATTGGCTCATTATCTAAGCTAACTAAGGCTATCTATAACACAGCCCTAGCAGAAGGATTAGACGGGGCGCAAATAGCAGCAATACTTGGTGCAGCTCTTGATACTACTTGGGCTGAAGTAAGTTCTGTAGTTACTTGGGCTGCTTATGCTCCAACTGAGACATGGGCTGAGGCTGGTTATACTGGCACTGTAGATTCTGGCTTCTACACAATGGTCAATCTTGCAGCTAGTGCATCGGCTAAATCCAGCACTTTAGTAGATCAAATAGCTGCTTCTGCTTTAGGTCAAATCTACGAAGATGTCACCACGGGCGATGTCAATTATGACGATGCAGACCATCGCACTACATACCTCTCAACTTATGGCTTTACTAATCTAGACGGGGCATACACAGCCCCTTCCAGTATCAAAGCAACTACTCAGACTGCTCGCTTGCGTAACTCTCTTATCTATCGCTACGGGGCTAGTTATGGCTCTACTTATTTAGCCTCAGACTCTACCTCTATTGCTGATTACGGCACATTCGAAAAATCCACCGATTCTAATATCAAGGGTCTTACTGACATCACTTCTATTGCCACCCGCGAGTTAGAGTTGCGTAAAGACCCTAGAGCCCAATTAGAGGCCATCACCTTTAGATTAGACAACCCAGACATGCCAGATGCCATGCGGGATAGCCTCATTGGGGTCTTCTTTGGTCAGCCTGTATATGTAGAGAATCTGCCATCTAACTTCTTTGGTGGCTCTTATGACGGCTTTGTTGAGGATATAACCTTTAAGGCTACTCCTAACTATGTGGATGTCACCCTATTTATTTCAGCTACAGATTTCTCCATTGTCCAGCCACAGTGGGAAACAATTGTTCCATCTTCAATAATCTGGAGTGGTGTAAATGCTACACTTATCTGGTCTAACGCGACAGGAGTATTAAACTAATGGCATCGACAACTACTAACTATGGGTGGGTAGTACCTACATCCAGTGATCTGGTCAAGAATGGTGCTACCGCCATTTCTACTGTCGGTTCATCTGTTGATACTTCCCTTTGGAACTCTGGCTTTGGTCAAGCGGGCAAGAACAAGATTATCAATGGTGATTTTAGATTTAACCAAAGAAACTTTACAAGCATCACATCTACCAACTATGGTTTTGATCGTTGGAGTTGCAACATTTCTGACGGAACTGTCACATACACCCCACAAACATTTACTCCTGGGGCTGCTCCTGTTGCGGGTTATGAAGCAATAAACTTTGCGCGAGTGGTAACAACTGGTCAAACTCTAGCAAGCGCACGCACAAACTTTAATCAAAACATTGAGGACGTCCGCACTTTAGCGGGTCAAACTGCAACAATTTCATTTTGGGCAAAAGCAGGTTCAGGAACACCAAAAATTGCAGTTGAATTAAATCAATCATTTGGAACAGGTGGTTCGCCTTCCAGCGGAGTGCCTACTTACGCAGGACAGGTAACTCTTTCAACATTATGGGCGCGTTATTCCGTAACGGTTGCAGTGCCTTCAATTTCAGGCAAAACAATGGGAACAGACCCAAATACTTCAGTCGTTCAATGCAATCTTTTTGTATCTGCTGGTTCAAACTTTAACTCTCGTACTGGATCATTAGGTATTCAATCAAACACTTTTGATGTATGGGGTGTTCAGGTTGAATATGGGTCTCAAATGACTCCCTTTCAGACTGCAAGCGGTGGAAGCATTCAAAACGAATTGGCTATGTGCCAGAGGTATTACTATCGCAAAAACTCAGAACTTACAGGAGGTGCATTCGGCATTGGGCAATGTTTCAGCACTACTCAAGCAAATGTTCAAATACCGCATCCAGTAACAATGCGAACAACTCCAACTCTTGCTCGAAGTGGTTTATCACTTACAAACGCAACTCAAACAAGACAAGCCGTTTCAGCCATTTCAAACAATGGTTCAAATGTAAATACTTTTGCGGCTGACTTTACTACGACTGGCATTGTTGCAGGTAACGCCACAACTCTTCTTGGCTCTGGAACATCCACAACTGACTACATCGAAGCGAGTGCTGAACTATGACAAAACCTGTTTATGAAGTTATTGATAATGCCAATGGAACTCAATCCATTCAACGCACTGACCCAGATGGCAAAGTCTGGTCAATTCCTTTTGATGAGGCCAACTCTGACTATCAGGCATATCTAGAGCATGAAGCCTCATCTAAGTAAAGCTGCTATCCAGTTAAGGGAACAGTTAGATGATTCCTTCCCAGATCGTGACAGAGCAAGTGACGGCTGGCTCGGTGATAGCCGACACGCTGCTCGCAAGTCTGATCATAATCCAGATGAGCAAGGCTGGGTTCGTGCCATTGACATTGACGCAGACTTATTCGGTGCAGGAGTCAAACCGTATATCATGCCAGACCTTGCGGATCAGCTTCGAATCAGTTGCAAGTCTAAGGCAGAAAAGCGCATCTCGTACATTATATTTAACGGCAGGATTGCGTCTCCCATCCTTAACTGGAAGTGGCGCAACTACAGATGGGATAACAAACACCTTCACCACATGCATGTCAGCTTTAAGAAAGAAGCTGATTTACTGGGTGAGTTTTTTCAAATACCTATGTTAGGCGGAGAATAATGAATGAACTAAAGACAGC